AAAGTTTCAGCACTTTCTTTGAACTCACGTTCCTTTACTTCGTCTAATTCAAACGCTTCTCTAAGTCTTGCAAGAGAGTTGTTATCATACTTTGTGCCTGAACTTCCTGCAAAATCTGTACTTATAGGTCTACCATTCATATATAGCTGAAAGCTGTTTGGATACATCTCAACTAAGCTAAAGTTGTTTTCATCAACATCATAATCGTCTGGATCAAAGCTTGGATTCATATCAAAGAACAATTGAGCAGCATACTTTGACAACTGATCAATGTCTTTTGGCATAGTTTTTGTTTCTGTAATAAGCATATTACCAACAAGAATATACTCATCTGCAAGATCAGCCTTTGCTAATTCCAATGATTTATCGGCATCATGCCCTAAATCAGCATAAAGTTTTGCTCTTTGCTCCAAATCGTTTCTTACTATACCCTTGTTTTGTATATCAGTATCACCGATTCCAAAAAATCCTGTGTTACCTAAATCGTTTGCTATGGAAGACACAGCACTATCAACAGCTTTTCTGCCAGCAGTTTTTTGATCATCAGTCCGTGATGCCGCTATGTTAGCTAAGTTAATAGCCTGTCTAAGATCAGGATTAAATTTTTGGTATTCTTTTACGCTATTGTAATATGTAATTTCTTTTGGCGTTAGATGATTTGATAAAACTTTACCACCACGTGAAGCCATAAGATCCATTACAGCAAATGACTGATCAACCTTTTGAAACATCTCTGCGCCACCTGCGCCATCAAAATCAAAGGTAGACTGTGCAAGTCCTAAACCTTGTTGAAGACCATCTTTAATTCTTGTAGACGTCAGGTTTTCTAAAGCAAGCGTGTTGATAAATTCTACAGGTGATTTAGATGTCAAAGCATAAGCATCAATAGCATCTTGAACCTGTGATGGTTTTGCATCCATATTATATGCAAGGTTTCCAAAGTCGCCTGTACCCATAGCCGAAACAAGTTGATTGTGAGATGCAACTTTACCCATTGCAGTGTTTATAGACTTTCTACCATCGCTAATCTTGGCTAAAATTGTATTAGCTGATTTACCTCTAGAATCTACACGCTCGTTAATAGCACCAATCCCGATGCCCAAAGGTGAAGCAATAAGCGACTCAGCAAATGCAACTTGGTTTTCGTAATCTGTTGAACTGATTGTGCCTTCGGTTCTTCCACGCTCTGCATCATTTACTATGTTTGCAGCGGCAGTCAAAACAACATCAGCCCTTTCTTCGTCAGTGCCTTGTAGTTCGTTCAAAGCAGCACGGAGATTGTTTTGGATTTCTCTAGGATCACTATCAAGAACATCAGCAATGTTATTCGCTTGCTGTTCTGCATATTCATCATAGATCTCTTTGGTCAAGCCAGCCAACTTGCTCGAAAGAACCATGGTGTTTTGATTACCCATGTCTTTTGGGTCAATGATAAACTCACCATCTGCTGTAGTGACGGTGATAGCATCGCCAGCTTGCAGACTTTTTATAGCGGTATCGGCTTCTTGCCGTGTCATGTTTTGTGCGGCTTCACCAATCAAACCTAGATTCTGATCATAGTTTTTAGCGTTGATGGCCTTGTTACCCTTGTTTACAGCATCAATAACTTTAGCGTGTGCTGTTGGTAGTAGATCACCATCTTTCAATCTCTGATTTGCATCTGCTCTTACAGCTTCTAATCCTGCTTTGTTGCCAGTTTCTACAGCACTGGTAATGTCAATAACTGTGCGCTGTGACTGTAAGCCAGCGTAGAACCCCTGTTCTGTTGTAGGCAGTTTGATGCCTGTGAGCATAGCATCCGCAAAGATCTGCTTGTTTTGTGCATCCATCCGCATATACGCAGGATCTGAAGTGTCCAAAGTAGCCATCATCTTTTGATTGCTATCAAGTGTTTTCATGTACACCTGACCGTTACGCATCAAGCCACGGTTATGTGATTCCTGTTTGCCAACAAGGGTTTGATGCGCCAGCATACTTTCCACAGACAGTTGTACCGCTGTTTTCTGGCTATTAGTTAATGACGTATCATTTTTAATTCTATCAAGCTTGTCAGCCTTAAATGTATTAAACTTGCCATCAAACTCAGAAGTATAAGTCGATGTGTCATTTCTAATAAAATCTTGCGCTTCTTCTTTAATTGAAGTTTCGTAATCAAGAATAGCAGCCTTTGTTTGCTGCTGCTTTTCACGCATACCAAACTCAAAAGCAATCTGCGATACTTGACCGCCAAGACGTGCCATGGCCTGTGATGGGGCTTCAAATGCCGCTGAAGATGCTCTAGGGCCAAGGCTACCTGTTGCTAAACCTACAGCTTGTCCACGACCTTCGTTATATAGCGGTATCTTTGGCATATCTTAATCCATCAAAGTTGCAGCCTTTGTTCCACCATCAATAAGCGAACTATAGGCTTGAATTTTAAGTGCTTGTGATCGTGCAGCCCCTTCTGCTCTTGCTAGACCTGCTTCAGATGCCTTGGCGACCTGCTCAATCTCACTTGCATATCTCAAGTTAAGGGCATCTAATTCAGTATTAAAATAAAGATCAGCCATTGCTTGTAAGGGATTGCCTGACAACTGAATACCAGATTTGGCTGTGGCAACGGTTTGTGTAGCAGCAAGACGCTCGGAGTTTGCTCTCATGATTGCTTCTTCACGCACCTTTGCACGTTGTAGCAATACAGCTTCGTTCTCTGCAATCTTGGCATTATATTCTGCGGTTTTACGTGCGGTCTTAGCGGCAGCCATGTTGCCCTTAAAACCCATAGCACCGCCAACAGCAGAGCCAACAGCAGCCATAGTAATCGGATCTACCATCAGTTCACCCTTGCAAATCGTGCATAATCAGAACCATCAAGTCCATATTTACGCATGACACCCTCTTCATCAAAACCTAGCCACTGTACAAATCTCATGGCTACATCATCCTGCATCGACACTGACGCTTGAATACGCTTAAAACCATTCTCAGATTCCAGCACTTCAAACATACCAGCAACATACTTAGCAATCGTCATAGGCCGTAAGAAGCCTTCTTCCGATACTACCAACCATGCTTCGCCAACACCTTGCCACATATTATGAACTCCACCGATACATAGAATAACATCTTTGTCCATCAGTGTATATCCAACAATATCATCATGGTCTGTTAGAGCATCTCTGCTTACACCTGATAAGGCATATGGCAGGTTAATATCTTTCACATGATCTTTATGATATTTATGAATTTTAAGCATCGAATGTGTTAGATCTCCGCATAATTGCTAATACTGTCATTGGCAACGGCTGTGTTTGTCTAATCACAACCCTTGCATCATTTTCATACCCAGATGGGAATGTAATCTCTTTGTCGCCTGTGAACATAGGCACGGCTTCATCCATAGCCATGCTAGAGTCACGGAAAGGAATACGGTCAAGATTGCTGGTGTCTGGCCCTAGTTCTGCACCTACAGTGTCCAAGAAACGTGCTGTTACGCCATGAATACGCTTGATCTTGCCCTGTGCAGATCCGTCATCAGCACCTGCTTCAAGGCGTAGCGTTTCAATCAGGCTATTATAACTGTAGCCAATATGCACTTTGCTTGCGCTTCTATCTAAAGTAATACTGCCGCCTGATACAGTTTTGTCTGCATGGGCAGAACCATCCGCAAGAATGGATACTTCTTCGCCCTCAAGGTGATTTAGGCCGCTTACTGTAGTTGTGGCTGAACCATCGTATGTCAGGCCACTATCTACAAAGAACGCATCTTCTACAGATGTGCCAAAGAATATAGGCTTTAGATAGCAGATATGACGCACAGTGCTGCCATCAATGGTACGCTTGACTGACAGGTATACCTGATCTTCTGCGCCTGATGGGATAGAGGTAATGGACTCAACGACACCAGTACCACCCATAGGATGCTCATGCCACCCGATTGAATTATTAGCACGGTCATATGTCAGGCCAACTAAGTCACCATCCCCACGAACAAACCACAAGATAAGTTCTGGTTCTTGTTGCCATACCATGTCAGTCAAACCACCCCTTGCAATGTGTTCTGCAAGGATTGACAAGTCGATACCTAACAAACCATCAGTATCTAAGTCAAATGTGATTTCTTTTACTTTTTCGCCACCCTTCTGGATAAGGATAGTTGAGTTACCAGCACGTACTGGTTTTACATCGCCAGATCCAAATGTAGTCTCACGCAAGACGTTTACGTTTGTAGGCGTAACAGCCTGTGATCCTGTACCACCAGATAATGTAAACTCTGATGATGTCGTCAAGATCTGTAAAAAACGTGCAGGTAGCAGGTGTTTAATTACGTTCACCTGATCTGATGCAATAGTAATGTTAATAGCACCGTCATCTTCTGTGCTTGGTGTGTGGTTCTCAAAGTCTGCTGACTTAGACCCATAAATAGACTGTGGCCTACCGTCTGTGCCAGCAAAGAACAAACGCTCTTCATAGAAAGCAACTGCGCGAGGATAGCCCTGATCACCACCAAACGATCCTAATGACCATCGTGTAGTGGCATTGCCAGATCCAACAACATGATCTGGTAAAGTTGAATTACCAAACTGATCCTCATGTACTGTAGCAGTTACGCTAGTTGCACTGGTATACGCTGTAATCTCAACGTGACCATGACCATCGTGAATGTATTCCCAATCAATATCGCCATATGTCTCTGTGCCAGTTAGGTGGACAGGGGGCGTATTTCCTGATGTATCAGTGCCGTTGTCAGACTTTTTATAAACATGATCATTGTATCTAACTGTATCGTTTTGTGAGTAGCTTGTTGATGCTGCCCATTCGTCATGATGAGTTTCTAACAATTCACGAAAACGAATAAAACGTCCGACATCATCACTGCTAAATGTGTCAGCAGATGCAGTGATAGTTACACTACCAGTAGCCGCAGAAGCATACATAGTGGTATCAGTGTCATTTTCATCCAGCCATGGCCCATCAATAAAGTCGATGTCGGTTAGCGTCCATGATGTATGTGATGTACGTGTTAGCTTGGCTGGTTCATGATCTTTGTGTGTAAGATACAGCACGTCAGCAGACTGTGCGTAGTTGATTTCAAAGATGTCTGATGCAGAATATGTGGTTGTTACTTCCACAATCTTTCCGACCTTGCCACCAGATGAATATGCTGCGAAGGCAGAACCATCTACACCAGATAACTCAAAGGTGTCTGTAGTTTTGTTTGCTACAGTAAACTCACGGTTGTTTAACTCAACCATGCCAGCAACCTCTGTGATATAAACACGATCACCATTGCTGTAGCCATGACCAGCCGATGTGACAACCACTGGATCTGCTGCGGTAGCGGCTGTGATATTCTTCTGAGTTTCCGTAACAATTCCACCATCTTTAAAGATGCGGATGTAGTTTGCACCAAACTCTAGGACATATGCCTGTACGTCAGAAAACTCAAAGTGGATCAAACGAACCTTGCCACCGTCTTTTGACGTGCCAGCGTAGTAAGAGCCAGTACGCCTTGTTACACCACCCTGCGGAAAGGTCAGCATATTAGTTAGCGTCTGGGCTGCTTCATTATATTTTTGTAGATCGACACGGCCTTCAAGTCGCGGTGAAAATGCCCCTGATCTAAAGTTCGTCAGAATAGTAGATACGCGAGCCATTTTAGTACCTTATGTTTACAAAAGTATCTGCCTGTATTTGATCTGGATAGCCTTCCATTGCGTCCATAGACCGTGCAAGACGCACCTGCTGCTCATACAGCGCGAACATGGCCTGAGATACACCATTACTACCTGTGATGGCGTAAGCAGTCTCTGCGGCTAGTTTATGAGCGATTGTGCTAGATAATAGGCTATCGTATTGCTCTGTGTCTGTTTGACGGAAGATATATACGATTTTGCAAGTGCCTTCGTTAGAAAGGATCTTTCTGCCTTCGATCTTGTACATGACGTTGCTATCATATGCAGCAATCTCATTGTTTACTGTTGAGTTCCAAAATGACAGAACACGCAAACAGTATGGATCGGTGGGCAGTGTAAATTGATTAGTAAACCCAAACGCAGGGGCATCTGAGTCTTTTGCAAGTGTTGCGCGGTTAATAGCGCAGTTCCATGGATGAGATCTTAGAACCTGATCACGCACCGTATCAAATCGGCGGTTACACAATCTTGCTTCTTTGGAGTTTTCGGTTAGCGCAGTGATAGTTGCTGCACCCAGCAAATCCATTGCTTCATTACAAATATCAACAACAGATGGCATCCGTATCTCCTTACAAGAAAGAAGGGGCGGCGAACCGCCCCATCAATGTTTAGTCTACAACGTAGTACATTGTCAGTTCGACAGTACCAGTGCCAGCAGCACCGCCCATGGTAACAGTTACAGGATAACCGCTATCATCTGCGTCTACTTCAGTGCCAGAACCCAAAGCCAGAGTCGCAGCAACGTCTACCTTTTGAGCAGATGTTGAAGCGGCAGCAGCCTTAAATTCGTCACCGTCTGCTGCAACAGCAGTACCAGCGTTGTTGTTGTATGCACCGTGACCTACAGACAATGTAGTTGATGCACCCATCGCATCATGAGCAAGTTGACCATGAAGAATCCGTGCGCCATCTGGCAGTACGAACATTTCAATGACATCGCCTGATGCCAAAGCAGATGCTTCGTATGTGCCATGTGCTACACGTACACGACCACCCATTTCATTGGGCTTGTTCATGACGACAGGAGTTGCACGTGAATTAGTGCGTTGTGCTGAATAAACAGTAGCCATAATTCAATCTCCTCTTAGCTTTCGTCACACAGGATTTGGACGATCTTTTCTTCTTCCATGCGAGTAGCACCAACGCTCATGCAGTAGTACACCTGAGTCGCGTAGCCTTTGTCGGCACGTTCATCAATGCGAGCATTTACGTCTTTACCAATCGCTAGAGCAAGACCATCTTCAGCCCATGCAAAGCAGGTACGTTCATCGCCAGACTTGGCAAGGCGGTTAGTCATAATGAACTCAAAGCCCATGAACTGAGTAACTTCACCTTGTACAAGTGCCTTTACAGTGTTGAAGTCTGATGATGTTACGTTTGTATCACCAAGCAGTGCTTCAATCTGATCTGGGCCACAAGCAATGTAGCGGTTGATTGATGGATCAACATCAGCCAAGTCCAGCTTCTTTTTTGCTTCACGCAGCTTGGCTACAGTCAAGTCTGTACCACCAGCGGCGATCTGCTGTGCAGCAGGAAGGGCTGTTGAAGTTGAACCAGTTTCACCTGTGAACGCTGTGCCAGTAGCAGCAGCAATGATCTCATCGTCCATTGCACGACCCATTGCAGCAGCAGCAGCCATTGCATATGAAGAAGTTGGATCAATAAGCATACGAATCTTGTCCTGATCATCAATCAGATCTGCATATTCGTAATCAACAAGTGACACCCTACGGCGAGCGTGAGGTGTATCCATTTGTGGTGTGTCAGCATGGCGTGTTGTGCGCTTAGTCGCTGTTGCCAAACCAACCTGATCAAAGAAGGCATTTTTACCAGTCATGCTTTCTACACGTACCGCATCACGCAGACGAGAACCCATCTGCTGTGATAGCATCTGCACGTTTGCAGAATACTGCTGGACAAATGCCGTATTAATTTGAGTAGACATAATCTACCTCCTTGTTACGGTTACATTTGAAGTTGCGGTACGCTACCCGACTGTTCGGACGTTCCTAGCGTTTCTAGGCTGCTTTGCCTCATCGTCTTTCCGACTGTCAGCAGGACGTTTACCGCTACCCTGCGTTACCCACTTGTAGTATTCATCTGCAAGTTTCGATGGTTGTAGTATATCACGTTGTGTGCCAAATTCAACAGCAAGTCGCAAACACTCCATACGAAGTTCAATATCAGATACATTGTTAGTCATGAAGCATACCCATTAACTCTTGCATACGATCAATAGCCGCTTGTCTACCAACGGCATTTTTTCTATCCCAATAGGCATGAGTCTTATCATTCATGATAGAATCAATCTCAGCTTGTGCCTGTTTAGGTGTCAAAGCACGATTTTGTGTAGCTTCACCGATTGTATCTTCTGATGTTGCTGACTGCTTAAACTCTGCAATGTTAGCAAAGGCTTTGATGAAATCAGGATGATTGCCGATCAATGTGCCATCAGCCAACTGCATCTCAAGCATATTCTCAGCACCAAAGTCACGGAATACGTTTTTGGCATCTAGGATCTTTTGATCATATGCCTTGCCCCATTCCTGCCGCAATGTTGCCTCAGTTTCGGCTGCTTGTGCCTCAACATCTACCTGCATACCTTGTGCTGTTTGCTCAATAGATGACTTATAATAGTCAAGGATGCCTTCCGCTTGTTGCGGTGATAGGCGCAGTTTATGTGCCAGTTCTGAATAATCAGCAGCAACTTGATCATCAATGATGTTGCCATCTGCTTTGATCTCATAACCCTCTGGTGTCTCTGGACGACCCAAACGGCTGTAGATGCTGTCAAGATCTTCATCTGTAGGGTTAGCTGGGATTGGAAGTTTATCAGCACCGATAAGTCTCTGTGCGTTTACAAATGAACGTGCCAAGTTTTCTACATCCTTAATAGGTGCAAGGCTTGGATGTTCACGGATTTCATCTGGCAAAGAAGTTAAGAAGTCGTTACCAGAACCGCCTTGTGCTACTTCCGCTGGTGTTTCCAACGGTGCAGTAGGCTGGTCTACCTGTTCGGCTACTTGTTCAGACATTACTATTCCTCATTTAACATATTGTGGATATGAAGGATAACTAGACGTTTACCCTCCTCGAAGGCTGTGGCATGGGCATCGCCAGCCACATAGCTTGAGATGTGCATATTGCACCTCTTCTCAAGATCTTGAAGTACGTGTTTACCTGAGTTGTCGCCAAACGTATCCTGATACATACGGCGCAGTTCTTTGATGTCTTTCATTAGTCTCCTACCATCCTAACTGCTTGTGCAGCTTGGGCGGCAGTGTAGACATCTTCTTGCTCTTGTTGACGTTGCATCTGTTCTTGCTGCATTGCCGCACGTTGCTGACGTTCTTGGTTAATCTGTGATTGCGCTTTAAGCACATCCTTTGGCACACCAAGCGAGTCTGTGACGTGGTTTACAAGACCATCTGGGTCTAGGTGATCCCCTACAGGCAGAGACTGCGATAGTGGCAACAGGATCTCAAGAGCCTTCATTGTGTTGTTAAGGCTGCTTGACTTCTGTGCTTTTGCTAGTGGTGAAACGTATTCAATATCTACATCACGCCCTTGCAGAACCTCTGGGGCTGGCGCAAGCATCTCGTTACGCAGCATCAGGGCAAAGACGCGATCAATAAGTGGACGTAGCATCTCATTCATCAAACGACCCAGAACAGGGCCAATGACACGCATACGCTCTTCCTGCCGCTGAATAACCTCAGTGGCAGTCATGTTAGGCGTAGAGCCTGATAGCAACTGATCAACGTAGAACGCTGACCTAATAGCCGCACGGCGTTGTTCTTCCATCTGCAAACCGATAGGAATGTTTGCGCCGACATTCAATGGCTGGATCATCTCGCGTGTGCCAGAACGGAAGAAGTTTAGGCCGTTAGGTTCTGTGCGGATAGGCAACATAAACCCATCATCAGGCACTAACAACGGTGGGCTAATCATCTTTTGTGCTGCTTCGATAATAGTCTTAGACATCAGATTGAGCATCTTAACGTCTGGCAAAGCAGTCATGGCAGGTGATCGACCCATAACTTCTGATGTTGATTTTAAGAAACGTGGTGTGACATACGGCATTTCTTCAAAGCCGCCTTCAGACATAAGCATCTTTGTTTCCATGCAGATATACATAGAAGCGTATGGCATATTCTTGTTGTCAATCTTAGTAGGATCACGGTCATCACGTGGAACAACAGCGTGTAGAATTTCTACCTCTTCATCAGGCTTCTTTTCAAACTTGCGCTGAATAAACTCACTGACGTTCTCAATCCCAAACCGCTGTACAGCCTGACGTGCTGGCAGTTTATATTTACGGAATACGCTATCAACAATACCAAACTGATCTTCAGAGATTACATATTCGCTAATATGGCGTGTGCTAAACCGCAATTCGCCTTTGTCCATCTCAACAAACATATTGGCTGTGCCAAAGACAACCAGATCAACGTACAGTTCATGTGCTTCAGTTTCAAAGTTAGACTGATTAAATGCACGGATCATGCGCTTGCTGCTGTCTTCTAGCCAACGCTGGACATCTTCATCACGTCCAATGTCAGTGTCTTTCATGGCTAGATGAAACCATGGGGTAGCACCGCTAGTAAGCATACCA